TGCGTCAAAGTCGGCAGTTGGGACGCCAGTCTTCCTTGTTAACTTACGCAATTCTAAACCTAAATGTGGCTGGCTAGTATCATTAACGGCAAGTCTATTGGTGTCCACCTCATCCTTGTATTTGGGATAAACACCGTTAGGGTCATAAAAACCTTTACTTACATCCGCCAACTCGGCAGGTTTGCCTGGTAAACTCCCTATTACCATTGGTTCTTGCATGGCATAACCATCTCTAAAGTAACCAAACACCCATGTTCCCTCTACAATAAAACCTGGCGAGCTGCCAAGTCCTGATATACCACTAGAAGTAATAGGATGAATGAGTTGCGACCAAGGTAAGTCCGAAGTAGGCAAGATGTCCTTGTCCTGCGTATGAATACCCACACAACGCACTCGTAGTCTGCCAAGTTTCTGTGGGTCTTGCCTGTCTTCAACTACGCCGTTGAACCATACAAAGTTATTTTTCCCTAGATAATTATTGTCGTACATAGAATTTTTTCCGATATTGCTCGCCTTTTAATACGCTTACCATACGCATTTAATTGCCATTTCTTTTATCCTTACGCAAACCATGTAAATACTTAGGCACACTTGCGTTCTTCTTGTCCTGCCATGCTTTAAGTCTGCGCCAGCACGCCGTAGGCGCCGTTAGAGACCACTTGTAGATACTCTTTGGTTGTCTTCTCTTATATGTTTTATGTGGTCGCTGAGGATACTTCCTGTTTGACCTCTCTGATAACCACAAATAAACATTTCCTAACATATCCGCCTCTACATTGCCTGTTGTAATTGGTCTTACATAATCTTGTTGTTTCTTTTTTCTCATAATCTCATTGTGTGCCAGCTGTCTCGGAAGCGCCGGACTCTCTTAATCTCTATAGTTCTCTCTGTATGGTGTATATATCCTCGTTTGTATTCTGCCCTTTGCCTATCGAATTTAATGCGTCCTCCTCTGTCGGATATGGCGTGGAAACAGCGTCCTTGAAGCATTTGAGTACCATTTCATGTCTTTGCGCCTCTACATTGACCATGTGTTTAATCGCCATTATTACATATCTTCCACTCGTATATGGGTTGTTATCTGGTTCACCTGGTCGTTGTATTGGTGATGAAAATGTTATTATATCACCTGCATTTAGTATTGTGTTACCATATACTAATAGACTTAAATTCATATTACGCATTGCTTGTTTTTGGTGCGTAATTAAAGGTAATAGGTCAGCATTTGGTGTAAATTCAAAGTCATTATGCACTTTACTTGTTTCTGATACCACCATAGTCTTGGCGTCTTGTAATTGTGTCAATGATTTGTTTGTGTCTGAAAACTTAACACCTTTACCTTTACCGTCTTGTGGGTATAATAGACCAGCTGTTTCAAATCTACTTGCCGCCATTTCGGTATGTGCCTGAAAAGGTCCTATATCATTGTAATCATATATTGTAGTCTTAATTGTTTTATTAAATGCGTCATGTACGGTAATCTTGTTGGCATAAAAACCTCTATTGATATTGTCTAGTGTGTCAACAGGTTTGTCAAACTCATACTTTAATACGGTAGATAATCGTCTTGTTACATCTTTTAATTCAGGTTGTTTGGCATTTTCTGTTACAGAGGTAATCATTGATTGATACTTCCATTTTGGTGTAATCTCACTTAATTGACCGTCATGCCCCATCATTGAGTCTAAACTTCTAAAGTGAAAACCCTCACTTGTCTCATAAAACTTATAACCTGCATTTACTCTAAACTTCTTTGACCTTGCTTGTGAACATAGAAAGTTAATTGCCTCATATGGTTTTAAATTTGGTATTACATACTTGGCATTGGTAGATGTTGGTTCAAAGAAAAATGGTTTATTAGATTTTAAATAGTTTCGTAATATATCTTGTACTGCGTCCTCTAATGGACCTGAATATGCTTTAGAAATCTTTGTTGTACTATTTCTGTACATTTCAGGCGAACAGAAATATATTTGGTAGAGTTGTGCTCTTTCGTTTTGTGGGTCTTTTCTTACTTTATCTATCTTGTATATTTGTAATGGTACGCCTGTGTCTTCGGTAAAATCATAACCTGATAGACCTGGTGAATTAAATTTAAGTGATAGTCTTTCAAGACCAATGATTGGCATTATTGTTCTTATGTCCTGCATATCATATACGATAGCTGAACCAACAACATTATTTAATAGTATATCTTCGGCAATTTCAAAGTTATATAATATACCCTTGATATCTATTCTTCTTGGTAAGGAATCTTCAGCAAATCTGTACGAAATAATTGCTATCTCGTCAAGGTTATACTGACCAACTTTATCAAATACATCTCTATCGGTTTGTGCCATGTCATTACTGCGCTATGAGTCTTCTAAACTCGTCTATAAAATTATTAAGGTAGTTTGGTTGTAACAATTTAATTTGCCTTTTCTTATCTTGTAATCTTCTTTCGTGTTCTATATTAGATACTGATTGAGCACCTGTGTCTGTCTCATTACATTCTAACATATGTGAGTAATCAGCAGGACCGTCACCTTTTTGTGGTCCACTATCTTGTACTCTTTCAAAATGGTGTGTAGCACCTGGATTTGAATACTTGTCTGCTACAAATTGTTGAAAATTATACTCGTCTAATGGCCAGTCATAATATCTATTGACAACATTATTCATTAAACACACAACCCAAAAATACTCTGCGTCACCATATATTTTGTATGCAACAGTTTCAGGTGAATCACCCTCTGGTACATCAAATTTATCATATAAAGAAATATTGTTTGCTATCTTACTTCTTACTTTTACTTTTCGCCATATATCAGTTACTTCTTTTGTGTTGCCATTTACACCAGATAAGTTATAGTCTATTACAGGAAATTGATTAAAATATGGCATTATGCTCCCTCTATAATATCATTTTTAGTTATAATTCTGTCTTCTACAAATGATACACTTAATCTTGTGTGTACAGGTTGACCATCTTCAAAAAATCTAGGTTCACCGTCAGGTGCATAATCAACATCTACGCCTTGACAATAACATGCTGATATTAAATTTAAATGTGGGTTGACTTCGCCTCTATTCATATAACTAATTTTAAAGTAATTTGGTATTTCAAATATAGCACCTGCGTCACCTTTTAAACCTGGTGATGAGTTGTATTTAAATATTGTTATGATATCCGCTACTGCTTTTGCCTCTGCCATATTTCTTGGCCAGAAATCAAAAGAGTATGAGAAACTTCTAAATTGTGGTGAGTCATAAAACTGTTCATCTCTAGGATTTAATGCGTTACCACTTGTCTTTTGTAAAAATCTTACCGGGTCACCAGCACCTGCCATACTTACTAATTCACCTACTAATTTTTTACCTTGTCGTATTGCCATACCTGAAGCACCTGATAACGCTGCCTTAATCTGAGCAGCTGACATATTTGTACTAGCACCTGGGGGACCACCTGCTGAAGCAGATAATCTATCAATACTTCCTTTTATGCCTTCTAAATCACCTGCAATGCCGGCAGTATCTTCTTCATATGATTGTTGATAACTTGCCTTTATACTATTTGGCATGTATATTGCAATAGCAGCTGTAGTGATTGATTTATCACTTAATTTAGATGTAACTTTTTGTTTCTTTTGTCTGCCACCTGTGTCTAGCATACCACTTGTTTGTGGACTATAACCTACAAAACCTGATTCAAATAGTATGTAATGACCTTGACCATTGTTACCAAGGTCTAGTGGATATTGTACAGGATTAAATGATAATGGATTTTCAATTAACTTAGCTGATGGTGCGTCTTGTATATCAAACGGACCTTTCTTTCTTAATTGAGCTGCTACTTTACCTGCGTCTTTGGCACCATTCTTTGAAGCAAAATTGTTAAACGCATTTGCTAAAAATGGTGTGGTCAGGTTTGACAGCGAATTTCTTAACTTATTAAATGGCATATAAATAATCCTTGTATTAATATTTATATAGATTATAGGTACATTATGGCAAAGAGTTATAGAGGTCTATACAGACCAACCAATCCAAAGAAATATGTCGGCGACACCAAAATGATAGTGTATCGTTCACTATTAGAGAGACGATTCATGCGTTATTGTGACTTAAATGA